AAACTTTAAACTGTGAAGGGGCTGATACTGTAATCGAACAAATAAAACAAGCTTTGAAAATAGGAGGCAAAGAAGAAAAAGTTTATTGATTGCTTCAAGGAGCCGCTGGAGTACATCCGGTTGAAAAGTTTTCTAATAATGATTGTCTGCTTAATGATTCTGATATTAGAGAGGAGGTTTTAGAGAGTGGAACCGTATTGTGATTATCCTAGGAGAATTAAAAATTACGTAATAAACGGACATCGCATAAGTTTCAGAGATTATGTAACTGCAATAACTTCTAAAAGGCGTAAACATAAAAAGAATAGGAGGTAAATTTCAAATGCAGAAATGTAATGGTGGTTGTAATGAAGGAAATGACAATGAAGAGAGTTGCTTGGACTGTCCATGCTTAAATTGCCCGGATAATGAAACTTGCACAATAGAAGATAATGATGATTGCGATAAATGGTAGGAGGCTGTGATGAGCTACAAGGAACTCTGGATTAAACTTCATCCGCACAAAGACTTCAAGACAGCTAAGTGCAGGGACTTGGAATTTCCGGGACGATTAAGGAAGCCGTGTGCTGGTAAGAGATGTAACGATTGTTGGAACGAAAAATACGAAGGAGGAATTCAGGTATGAAAGCAATTAAAATTACAGCTGATGATGTAATAAGTGTAGTTGACATCCAAGAACCAACATTAAAGGGAATGCAGGAGCATGTCGAAGGGAACATTCAAACAGTAAGGCCTGAAGTATATAACAGGCTGAACGTTCCTGATTATGACTCATTGATAATAATTTGTAATGAAGAAGGAGGGCGCTTAGGGAAAGAATTTAATTACATAGCAAGTGATTTATACGACTATGATGTTATTGTTGGAGACATTTTGATAATGGCTGAAGGGATTGCAAATGGAGAACCGGATATTGTAGGGCTAACTGATGAACAAGTACAAGCTTTGTATGGTGAGTTGCTAAATGAATATGATTTTTGTTTAAAATATACTAGCAACCGCAAATGCCGAGTGTGCGGTTGTACTGAAGATCATGCGTGCCCAGGAGGATGTTACTGGGTTGAAGAAGATCTCTGTAGCGAATGTATTGGCAAGGAAATAGAAGTTGAAATTGAAATCAAGGAGGAAACTAAATGAAACTAACAAAAGACCAAGAAACAAAATTAACTGAGCTGTCATTCGCAGAAAAGTCTAATAAGGAAATAGCTGAAGCTATAGGAATAGAAGTAAAGGATGTTCACGCAGCTCGAAGCAGATTAGGAATCACTATTCCAAAAATTAAAGAAATGAAGTCAAGGGGTGTACAACCTTCAGGAAGAACTAAAGAAGAAATAAAAGCGGAAATAGACAAGGTCCAAAAAGCTAGAGCTGAAGCTTTTAAAAAAGTTGAGCGCTGCAATGAAAGGATTGACCAACTTTATAAGGAATTAAGTGGTGAGGTGCAGCATGCCGACAATAACAACTGACACTGTATCTGACAATGGACCTATTGAATGCTTCTACGACGCCGAAGCCAGCCAAGACTTCTATGATCTTACGCTGCCGACTATGGATGGCTGCCTGGTAACGGTCAAGGTCCACAAGCACACGACCGTTGACTTGATTGATGTCCTGAAGCGACACGATGAAAGAATGCGAATTGCAGCCGGAGGGATGTGGAGAGGTGACAGGAACTTCTAAACTTACCGAGGAACAACAGACACTTGTTGAAGAAAATTTGAAATTAGTACATTACTTTTTAAAACGTTCAAATTTTTTCAACCATTATGAAGATTTTTATCAAGCAGGTGTATACGGTTTATGCTTAGCAGCTCAGAGGTTTGATGAATCAAAAGGATTCGAATTTACTACATTTGCTGCGATCTATATACAAGGTTATATCAAGCGGCATTTTAGAGATTTTGAATCTGGACCAATAAAGCCGCTAAGGGATGGCAGCAACATAAAGATACCTGATTATTTGTATATAGATGGAACGATAAACGATAATGGCGACTGCTACGGATATGATTTCATAGATGCTGGTATAGAAAACGAAGACGAATCAATTATTGGACTAACTTTTAAAAATATACTTGTGAAATTATCTGAACGAGAACAGGACATAATCAAGCTTTCACTGGCCGGTAAAACTCAGATGCACATTGCAGAACAATTAAGTTTAAGTCAAGCACAAATAAGCAGATTGCTGAGAAAACTACAGAAAAAATTTAAAAAGGAGTTGAATTATGAAGGTTATTTGCACGATCTGCAACGAGGTTTGGGACGCAAGCAAATACACAATAGAGAGCAGTTACATATGTCCACACTGCGACTGGAAGATGAAACGCAACGTAACGATAAAACTGGGAAGGAGGCGAAAGAAATAGCACTTTATTCCGATTCGGAAATTTGTATGTTGTACAGGGATGCAAAAAACAAGAAGAATCAAATTGAAATACTAAAGCAATTGACCGGATATAGTGATTTACAGATTGAGTACATATTGAAAAAAGGAGGATGTTTTGAATTGAAAGATGAAAAGAAGGCAGAAATCATCGAGCAATACAACAAAGGGCTTAGTGACAAAGCAATCAGCAGAGAAGTAGAAATTTCGCAAAGCCAGGTATCAACATTTTTACGAGGTCAAGGCCTGCCACCAAACGGCAAGAAGTTTCCTGGTAAGACTGAGACTAAGGAAATAATTAATGTTCCTGAGGTAGTTGAAGAAATCCATGAAATAGACGCAGAAGTAAAAGTAACAGAAAAAATCGAAAAAGAGGAGGACAAAGAAATGCCAGATGTAACAAAAGAAGCAATAGTTGATTACAGAGATGGACATTCAGAACCAATAACAAGTGAGGTAGCAGCTGCAGTAGAAGAAATTAAAGAAGAAGCTGAACAGGTTATCAAGCAGAGACCGAGACTGTCAGAATACGAAGCAAACATGACTGACGAAGCTTATTTGAAGCTTGCAATACTAACTTTAGAAATTCTAAAAGGAATTTGGGGGTAGACATGGTCATTTTAAGCCAGGACAAACAAGCAGTAATAAACTTTGATAATGTAAAATCACTTGAATTGGTACAAAGAACGGATAGAGGCGCTTCAATAGAGGTTAATTATAACGACACTTCATTTGAGATTATTGCAAAATACAGCAGTATGGATCAGGGGAAGAAAATCATTAATGAAATCTTCACCGGCTACAGAGGGAGCTCTATTTATAGTATGCCAGCTGACAAGAAAGGCGATATCTAAATGGACGAAAATTGGTGTGTACTTTGCATTGCTGTCGTAATGAACCTGTCCGTCGAACAAGCATTCAATAAATGGCAAGGTATAAATCCTAAAGGCCAATTTACTTATACAGATCAGGACGTCGAGGACATGGTAAAGATGAGAGAGACAATGACGTACCGACAAATCGGGCAAATATATGGTCTCAGTGATGGAGCTGTTTATAGAAGGATTGACAGATATAAAAAGAACCGCCCTGTTGGCGCAGGAGCGGCCTCTTAAAGAAAATTAACTAACCGTAATAATTATACCAAAATATTTACGAGGTGTAAATATGCCAAGCAAAAACTTAATAATACTGCTCTGTCCCGTTTGTGGGACAGAGCTTCATGTAACGAACCAAAGAGAATTTAAGTGCAAATGTCTGAATAAATTGATGGTTTTAGGCTCAGGCAAAGATAGACAGATAGTAAAACTTGAGGACGCACCTGCAGCGAAGAAAGCCATGCAGGTTAAATGCAGAGAGTGTCTCAATTACAGAAATGGCAGCTGCCTGGATTTAGAAAAACCAAAAATAAAAGTAGATCCGGATTGTGCAAGGATCTGTAAGAAATTTAGTTACATAGGAGGGTAAGATGAAATTTTGGAAATGGGAAATGAACATTAAGACTAAAAGGTTGAACGCTGATGAAAGAATAGGGTTCTTAGCAAATGCATTAATCAAAGAATTAAAAGCTAGTGGAAGAAGCATTGAGGATTCTCATATAAGCGAGGGATTTGGAAGTTTAGATATTTATGTACATCGCTTAAACACCGAAGATGCATCAATGAATATAGAAAACACAGGTAAATGGAGGGTTGAAGTAAAGCCCACATTCACTGAATTTTAGGGAGGTATTATGTCAGGTCTAGAAAAAATATTAGAAGCTGGTAACCTCAGCTCTGTTGCAATAATCACCGAAAGTGAGGTTAATGCAAGAATAAACAAGATAGTAAATTTGTTCAGTCCGATTAAAAATGAAGATTTGCCATTTATAATTATGGCGCTTGATAAGTTTCTAGAGGCTGTTAAGGCCGCACACCCTCAAGAGGCCAATATTGCTAAAATGCTGGCAGAAGCTTTAAATTTTGAAACGGTTTATATAGAAAGGAGAAATAAAGACAATGAGTAATGCATTACAAATTCTAAATAATTATGATGAAAAAAAATACAATGTTTTGGTGCCAGTGCAGACCATGCAGGATTTCCCGGACATATACAAGATGGCTATTAATACAGTAAAGATAGATATTGCAGAAGATACCTTCCCCATGGACAATGAGAAGGATTCAAGCGGGCAATGGGTACCTAAAAACTATGCCCTAAATAAGGTGGGCCTTGAAAAGCTCATGGCAGCGGCCAACATACAAGTCATAGAGAGTCGTCCTATTATACCAACAAGTGTGAGTTATGCAGCTGAAATGGCAAAGCAGTTGGGACAACCTGTTAATTTTGATAAAAGAGACATAGCTTATCAGGTTACTATAACCGTACCTGACTTGACTGGAACGATACGTACTATTGTTGCCACAAAGGAAATGATTGCTGATGAAATCTATCAAGAATGCCTAGACCAAGTTTCTACTAAAAAGAAGTGGGTTAATAAAAAACAAGTTGATTGCAGTCAGGAAGAGAAAGAAACAGCTGCTAAGAAGTCATTTAACCAAATAATGAAGTTTAGAAACGCTCTCTGTGAGAGCAAAGCCCTCAATAGAGCAATCCGAAAAGCGCTGCAAATTAAGTCTAAATATACAGCTGAGGAATTAAGTAAGCCATTCGCAGTGCCGATTGTGGTCCCGAATACAGAAGATCCAGATATGAAAAGAGCAATGATTGATAGATATAGAGTTGGAACCAGCGCCCTGTTTGGTATAGATTGGGGTTCAGGTCCTGATCAGACGGCACGCATCTCCGCTCCGCAACAATACAATGCCTTAGATGCTCCAGAAATTGAACCTGACACTGACTTAGAAGATATTGACTACGATGAAGCGCCGGAAGGGGATGAAGGAACTGAAGACGAAGACACTGATAATGAAGAAGATGGTCCCGTATATTGCGAAGACTGCGGTTGCGAAATAAAAGATTTCACTAACGCTCAAAAGCAAACCATGACCGTAGAGCAAATCGTAGAATATTCAAATACTCAATTTGGTACAGATTTATGTGCTAAATGTATTGCAAAAAGAGAGAAGGACAGGAGTAAATAGAAGGCGTGAATGCGCCTTCTTTAAAACAGGAGGGTTTTATGAATTATTTTAACTTAGTTTTTATAAACCATGGAGATAACGACAAAAATTACCTGTTCAAAGCACCACTACAGGTTAATTTGCAAGCGGGAGAAAAAGTGTTCGTAGACACAATTAACGGGCAATGGCCAGCAAGTTGTGCATCTGACAGTTTCATAGTAGACGGATATACCGCTCAGCAAATAATAGTAGGTTCAGGGGCGTATTTACCGTTGAAACGTGTTGTTGGCCGAGCAAAAGAAAAGTACGAGTGTGAAGAATTTATACCGCCGGAAGGCGAAGACATTCCATTTTAGGGAGGAAAAATGAATAAATTTGAAAGCTACAAAGAAAATGGACTTACTGAGGAAGCGGAGAAAAATTTCAATATTATAAGAGGAGTGATTTTAGGTGCTCTCCTTAAAAATGAGGAAAAGAAAAAACTTTGCGACTTTGTTAATGAGCTGGAAGAATACTTTAACGGTGATGTTGAGGAGGAAGATAAAAAATGAAAATATTTCATATAGCAGACATACACCTGGGAGACTTCCCGGGACCGACAATAAACGGCGAAAATGCAAGGCGTTTGATGATACAAAGAGCGCTGCATGACATTGCTGACAGAGCAGAGATTGAGGAACCAGACATTATTCTTATAGCCGGCGATTTGTTCCATAAATCTAAGATATGGGCCGATGCAATGCTGGTTCAGGTTAATATTATTAGAGAATGGCTCAAGAGATTAAGAACTGTAACACCGAACATAATTGTATTATTTGGTACTGGTAATCATGACAACATGAAAGCTTTTGAGCTCATGAAGGACTTAGATGTTTACATTGTCACTGAGCCTGAAAATGTAGCACTTGATATTAATTGTGAGAGTGTAATTGTGTCATGTGTGCCCAGCATTGATAAGAGAGTTTTTAGAAGCAAGATAACAGCAGCTGATACATCAGATGAAAATGTAATTATATCTGGAATGCTAGGCGATATTGTAAGAGGACTGGCAATCGAAGCAGATGAAGCCAGAGCTGATTACAAAATTCTAATGGCTCATTACTCCGTCATCGGCGCCAGCATGGGGAATGGCCAGCACATATTCAACACATCGGACGTAACTCTAAATACTACAGCAATAGGTGAATCAGGCTTGGATCTGGCATGCTTGGGGCATATACATGGGCCACAGAAACTGACAAATATTAAAATACCTACATATTACAGCGGCAGCATTCATCGTGTCAGCTTCACAGAAGAAGACCAAAGAAAGGGCTTTTATATTCACGACCTGCAGAGAGGCTCTGTTGAAAGTAAGTATGTGGATGTGCCGGCATACGGAATGCAGACAATAAGTCTTAACCAGGACGGCGTCTTGCAATTTATAAATACAGGTGACATTCCTATAGGAGTTGGTATATTCCCGATTGAAAATATGATAGTTAAAGTCCTCTATGAATGTGACAGTGAGCTTGATAAGAGATTCAACAAGAAATCACTAGAAGAGTATTTATATTCTCAAGGTGCATTTTACGTTCAAGAGATCCGTCCAGAAAAAATAACTATGAAGGTTGTTGAAAAGACGTTGTCAGAGCAGGAGGGAGTTATAGAGAATATAATCTCATACCTGAAAGAGCATACTCTTCCGGACAGCATAACCATTGAAAATATTATTGAGGTCGCAACGCCTTTAGTTCAAGAAGTAGAAGCTTCTTTAAACAAGAATAAGTCCAGGGGGCTGTTCGTGCCGCTGAGCCTAGAGGTTAATAACTACAGAAAATACAAGCATGAAGAATTTGACTTTACAAAGATAGACTTCGCCATGGTAACCGGACAGAACGGCGCCGGCAAGAGCAGCTTCTTCATGGACGCAGTTATAGATTGCCTGTTCGAAGAACCTAGGGAAGGCGACTTGACCGGCTGGATCAGCAGCGACATTGACGTCAGGTCCGGAAATATAAGGTTTAGATTTAAAATCGGTTCTAAGACGTATGAAGTAAACAGGAGTCGTACAAAGAGCGGCAAGGCTGGACTGTCTATTTTGGAAATTGGAAAAGCTGCATCCGAAGATATTTCAGAACTTAAGAAAGAAGATACTCAAAAGAAGATAGTGGACATTCTTGGAATGGATAGCAGGATGTTCAAGGTCTGCGTAATGATTATGCAGGATAATTACGGACTCTTTCTCGAAGCTAGCAAAGATGAACGTATGAAAATACTGAGCAGGATCCTTGGCTTAGAGGTGTATGAAATCCTTGAAAAGAGATTCGATAATGAACGTCTTGAACACGGTCGCAAAGTTAAGTTACTCATGGATCAGGTTGAAAAGATTGATAGTGAATTATTGGAAAGCGGCAATATTGAGAACGATATTGAAAATTCAAAGGTAAATATAGTTAACATTGAGAACGATATATTGAAATTCAAAGACGAAATAGCCATAACCGAAAGCGCCTGGAACAATCTGAAACTGCTCCGGGATATGAAGGATAAGGCTGAAATCCGACTGAAGGCTTACAATGATGAACGAATTAACCTGAAGAGAGCCGGCGATGATCACTATATGCATGTAGCAAGATGCCAGCAGGTTCTTGATAAAAAGGAATACTATGCTGAACGTGCTGCCGAGGCTGAACAAATTGCAGAGGAAACCAGGAAAAGAAGTGAGCTTGACCGCAGAAGAATAACGATTGAAGAAAATGTCAGAGTTTTGGATTCTAAGCTTGCCAGGCTGGAGAATGAGCTGGCTGGCAAGAATAACCGTATAACTGGCATAAAATTAGCATTGTCACGCAAATCTGAATTGATGTCCAAGAGTCAAGGCGTAGAGGAATTAATTATTAAAAAAGGCCAATGGAGTGAATTAAGTGAAAAACGATTAAGATTTAATAATGTTGTAACAAACATCAAAAACACCTTAAATATCAGGAAAATTGAATTTGATAACACAAAACGCCGCCTAGAAACAGAAATTGCAATGCTTAATAACAAAGTCCTTATACTTGATAACAGTAACTGTATTGACGCCGCAAATGCCAAATGCAAGTTTCTTGAAGATGCTATTAAAGCAAAAGAATACCTTCCGACAGTAGATGAAAGTCTCAGGATTGCCATAAATGAATACAATGCCAGCTTGGATAGTATTACAACTGAGCTGCAGGAAGCTGAGAAGAAGGTTGCTGATAATGAAGAACTTATGAAGGACTTGGACATTGACCTTATAGAAAAAGAACTGAGAGAAAAGCAGGAGGCTTTTGACAAGCTGAAGTTGTTGGAAAAGGATGAGGAGTTGCTGAAAGTTGAAATGGAAGCGGCTGTCAGAATTGAAGTTGAAAAAACTGAAGTCCTGGATAATAAACAAATACTGTATGCCGAGCTGGGGCCGATAGTCCGGGAACTCAACAACATCAAATTCTATGACTCGGCTTATCTTGACAATCTCAGGGACGATTGCAAGATTCATAAAAACATGGCAGTAATTGAAGAGCAGCTAAAGAATGCTGTTGCGAATAAGAACAATACGGACCTTCAGATTCAAGAGGTGGATAGGCATATTGAAGAGCAGGAAATGGAACTGAACGACTATAAGGATAAGTTATCAGAAACTGACTACGTAGCATTAAAACTCAAAATAGAGGGATTTAATATTGAGCTTAGAAAACTTGAGAAGCAAAAGAATGATGAAAATATTAAGCTTGGCGCTCTGATGAAGGTAAAAGAAGACAAGAAGGCTTTAAGAGAGATGAGGACAAAGCTTAACGAGCAAATCACCGGCAGCAACAGGCTTAGGAATATATTTTCTATTCTCAAGACAGCTGCGAGCATGGACGGCGTACCGTTTATGATTGTTAAATCAGTCCTGGATGTGTTGACAAGTATTGCAAATGACATCCTATCAGAGATGACTGCCGGAAAAATGAAGATTGAAATGCTTACGGAGAAAACCTTGAAATCCAACAAAGATAAGGAAATCAACGCTTTAGAAGTACTTATAAACAATCCATTTAATCCGGAGTTGGGAGCTATACCATACTTAAGCCGTTCCGGAGGCGAAAAAGTTAAAGCAGCTCTGGCCGTAGCATTCGCGCTGTCGGAACTTAATGCGAAACGCGCTGGCGTTCAGCTGGGAATGATGTTCGTTGATGAACCACCGTTCCTGGATGAAGATGGAGTACAAGCTTATACGGATGCATTAGAGGCACTTTCTAATAAATTCACGGATATGTCAGTATTGGCCATAAGTCATGATCCGGCTATGCAAAGCAGATTCGCTCAGACGATTGAAGTAGTTAATACTTCAGAGGGTAGCAAAGTTATTTTTAATAATTAGGAGGTTCTTATATGCTTGGTAAATTTTTTAGAAAAATAATAATGATGGCAGCTCCAAGTACTGATTATATGGATAGGCATTACGTAAGAATTTATGAAACGCCTACAAGACCCGGTAAGGCCTATAATAATAGAGTTAAGACAAATATTAAACAGCCTAATGGCAAGGAAAGCAGAGGTAGGCTATGAAAGAGTCAGAAAAGTTATCTAATGTCCTTGCTGACGCAAGAAGTTTAAAAAGTCAATACGAGGTTTCCTTCAATAAAATCAATGAAATGGACCAGCTGCAGAACGACCTCCTGCACAAGCTTGAATTTAAAGACAAGACTGCCAGTGAGCGTGGCAAGACAAGCACTGCGTTGAGGAAGTGCCGGCTTGAAAGGCGAAGGCACAAGGAAAATGTCGAGTTGCTAAGGGAACTTGTTGAAGTTATAGACAGTAATCAACCAATGATTAAAAGGCTTGAAAAGGTGCTCGGCAACATGAGGAGAATTGAAGAAACTCAGGGTAAAAGGTCGTATAAGCCTCGCGTCCTAACGGAAGAAGAGTATGAAAGGAGTTAAGACATGGCGAGAATAGAAAGCATTAAATCAGGTGGTCTTAATGAAACTGACCGACTTGAAATAGCAAAGTTATTAATCAAGGCCGGCTATACTGTAATGCTTGGGAAAGAAAAGCCAGGAAATAGTAAAACATACAATCACTTTGTTGAATACTTTGAAGACGATAAGCATGAGGATGGACCGACATCACAAACCATTTTCGATGATATAAATAAAATGTATGATGATTTGCATCTGGAGGCCTCAAATGGGTAGCGACAATGATTTAAGAAAAAACGGTAGTGGCTGTAGTGATCCTACAGCCTTCGCTGCCATTGCGAAGATAACACGTTACGGTAAGATGAAGCCCAGGAACAGGGACAAGGATGTCAATGACATGATGAGTATCATCAAGCGGATCCTGGACATAATGGACTTCAGGCTTGAGGGCAGGTTGATTTTGATTGATAAGCAGACGGGGAGGAGGTATGAGTAATGAAACCGATACTTTTTAACACAGAAATGGTGCAGGCTATATTAGAAAATAGAAAAAGCGTAACGAGAAGAATAATAAAATTGCCAGAAGGCATGAACGGAAGACCTGTTGGAATAGAAGGCAATATCATAGACAACTCAATAGGCTTACTTTATCCTGGAGGAATAAAAAGGCCTCCTTACAAAGTTGGAGACATTCTATATGTTAGGGAAACATGGTTGAAGGCTGATGATGGAATTTACTATAAGGCAAGCATTAAAGTGCCTAGTGAAAGCGAAGATATACGGAAAGCATACGGCTATAAATGGAAGCCATCAATTCACATGCCGAAAAAGGCGGCAAGGATATTTCTAAAAGTAACAGCTATTAGGGTTGAGAGGTTGCAGGATATAACATCAGAGCAGGCTAAAAATGAAGGGGTTGATTTAACTTCCGGCACACCATTTCCTAAGACAACAGCAAGAGATTGCCATGGAGCTAAAAATGGATTATCTATGTATCAATCAAAATTTGTTATCTTATGGGATAGTACAATTAAGATACAAAACATTGACAAATACGGATGGGAAGCGAATCCATGGGTGTGGGTGATTGAGTTTGAAAGGGTTGAAGCAAAATGAGATACCATTACACTGAAAAAGAGCAGAAAGAAATTCTAAATAACCTCACTATCCTGGTTGATACTAGGGAGAACGAAAACAAGCACATTATTGAGTTTTTTGAAAGAAAAAAGGTCAAATTCAAAGAGAAAAAGCTTGATTTTGGAGATTACTCGTTCATGCTACCGGCCATGCCAGAGCTCGGAATTATTAAGCCTCTTTTCTTTGATAACGAAATTGTGGTTGAAAGAAAAGGATCCTTGACGGAGCTGTCCGGAAACCTGACGAAGGACAGAGAGAGATTTGAGAAGGAGCTCATCAGGAAGCAGGATGCGAAGTTCCATCTGATGATAGAGAATGGATCTTGGGAGATGATCCAGAGCGGCCGTTACGGGACCGAATACAAACCGGTGAGTTTCTTAGCAACACTTAATGCGTATATAGCAAGATACGGTATTAATATAAATTTTGTCACTAAAGAATATGCAGGAACATTTATTTTCGCATTATTTAATTACCATCTTAGAGAGGTAATATTGAACTACAAGGGAGACCTGGAAGAAGGTGAGTAACTTTGTTTGACTATCAGAAAATGTGGGACGAGATACTTCCACGGCTGCAAGATAAAAAGAAAAATTTCAATTCAAAAGATAGAGAAAATTACAGCTTCAAGTGTACTCACCATGAGGACAAGACTGCATCCGCTTATATTGCATTAAAATCCGATGGTGGTATTGTAGCCGGATGCAGAACCTGCGGCAGCTCTTACGGTCTTAATACTCTTCTTTCAGATCTCGGCATTAATAAGATGGACTTTGTTGAAAAGAGCGAAACTTATTACAGTAAGGAAAATCTGATTAAGTACATAAAAGAGAATAATACTGGAAATGTCACAAAAGATGGTGATATTTGGGTTGTTGACAATGATTATAAATTTGACAATGCCTACTTCTATTCTGATGAAAGAGGTACTCTTGTCAGCGTAAAGATCAAGTACAAGCTTGTGAATCCGGCTGCAGATAAAAGGTCAAAGAAATTTGTCCAGCGTGTTATTAGAGAAAATGAAATCATTGCAGCTTCTAAGGAGACAGTGGACCAGCTGCCAAAGCAATATATTTACAATGCACCTGCAGTGCAGCATGCCATCCGGGAAGGTTATTATATTTACCTGGTTGAAGGCGAAAAGGATGCCGAAACTCTAATCTGGAATGGCTTGATTGCAACATCATTTGCAACCGGCGCCGGATCCATGTTTGACGACTATAAGTCACAGCTCCGGGGAGCGAAGCTTGTAATTTGCGGTGACTTTGACGAGCCAGGGCGCAAGCATGTTGAAAAGGTTAAAAACTTCCTGTCTGACCAGGTTGAAAAAATGTACATCGTCGAGTATCTTCCAGAGTTGGGTAAGGTGCAAAACGATAAAGCAGATGTAACGGACTGGCTGAATGCTGGCCATACGGTAAAAGAGTTTACGGACTATGTATTTGAAAACTGCCTGGATGTCCTGAGCGATTTTCAATTGCAAGAAAAAAAAGACGAGTTCAGCTATGGAATTTGGAAGACTTCTTTTAGCAACAAAGAAGGCAAGGTAAGCAAGCAGATCTGCAACTTCACGATTGACGGTATTAACATCATCAACCGCGTTGACACTGAGGAAGAGTACTTTGAAATGATTATCCGGACGAAAGGCAACCACATAATCAAAAGACGTGGCAGCATACTCGTGTTCAATGATGTGCGAAAATTTAGAGATTTCTTGAATTCCTCTGACCTCGTATTCAGGGGAACCATTGATATATTAATTGACCTGAAGGAATGGTGCTTCAGGTACAAGAAGAGAGAGACTACAACGGCCTATGACATCGGAGGCATAAGGAAAATAAATAAAAAGTGGCTGTTCGTTACGAGTGAAGGAAGCTTTGACGGCAACTTCATATATGACAAGTCCAGGATCTTTTATGATGATGACAATTTTTCTGACTTTCAGTTCCTGGAGCTACCAATTCAAGAAGAGGTACAAAGCGTTTATGAGAGCCTTCTCAATTTTAATAGAAAAGAAATAACTTATACAGCTCTTGGCCATGTAGGAGCAATGCTGCTGAATGGTAAGTATAAGGAGCTGGACATTAAGCTTAATCATCTGGCCATATTCGGTGAAGCCGGCGCCGGTAAATCGACGATCGTTGAAAAGGTCATAATGCCACTCACGAATTATGGAATTAAAAATAATGCCAGGGATGTGACGAACTTCGGCTTTATTAAAGAGACTTCCAACAACACAACTATGCCTTTTTTCGTTGATGAATACAAGCCGTCAACTTTCATGTTGAAAAAGAACCAGGAACTGAGCAACCTTTTTAGAAACATTTATGACGGCAACAGCAGCGTCCGAGGAAACAAAGCTATGCAGACAACCAAGATCACTCCGGTAAGACCGCTTGTCATAGTTGGAGAGGAAGGCTTTTGGCAGGATGAAACTGCCCTGGTAGAGCGCTCTAATATTATATATGCTTCAAAGGCAACCAGGAGCGAGGAGAGCCTGGAACACATCAATAATCTGATCAGAAATAAAGACGTTCTTAATAAGTTTGGAAAGCTGCTTGTTAAAATTGCACTGGATATAGATGAAAGTAAGTTCATGGACTTCCGAAAGAAATGCGAAAACCTGGTTAACTTCAAAGACAGAGTTTTGACGACATTTGTTAATACAGTTCAAGGCCTTAATATTTTTAGAGTGGCTTTCAAATTTTACGGTATTGAGCTTGATTACAAAGAAGGCATTGAATACATTAGAAAAAACATATATGACAATGTCCTGCAAAATAACAATGAGGCCAAGACACAGTTAGAAAAAATCTTTGAGATCATTGATGAGATGATTTCAAACCATATAAGTGTGAAAGACGGTCTAAGGGTTGACAAGGAAAATAGTTCTGTTTACATGTACATTCCTGTCATTTACCCAACTATCAAGAAGTATGTCAAGGAATATAATCTTGATGAAAATGTGCTCGGCAAGAATGATTTTATCAAGCAGCTGAAAGGTAGCAAATATTTGATGGAAAAGACTGTAACAAATGTTCGAGTAAATGGAATTGTTAGAAAATGCTATACATTAGATTTGGACCTGCTTGATTCGCTGGGACTTGACAACATATGCACCTTCGTGCCGGTCAGCGAAGAGAAAGGCGAGCAGCAAGAGATACCTTTTTAGAGAATTTTGTTACTTTTGTTCCCTGCTTGTTACCTGTTTTTTTGAAAAAAGGTAACACCGAAATTTTTTTAAGGCAGGACGTGAAAGCCTTGGTATTACTATATATATAATAAATTAATATTAATTATTATTATATATTATATATATGTTACCCGTGTTACCTAATATAAATTAATACACTTACACACGAGATATACATTGTAACATAGGGTGTGTAAATAAAATTACAGGTAACAAAATAAAAAGGTTTAATATTTGTTTAAATTTCAAAGAAAACTGCGTTACTTTGACAGGTAACGCAAAGCTACGAAAAAAGTAACAAGGAGGCCTTATGGAAGAATTAATCAATAAATTCAATAACAACATAAACCGAATACGAAACGCAAATCAGTACTTCAGGAGTCACCAGGGGAATGACAAGGCAGAGCAGGAGCTGACGAATATCATCAATGACTGCAATAACATATGCAATGAGCTCCAGGCGAAGGGGTACGACACAAGCAAATTGAACATGGATATTACATAACAGAGGTGAGAGAATGTCAAAGAAAGATAAATTAAACATAAACACAAATGACAGTACAAAGATCATTGAGCTGACAGCACAGACTGCAGCAGAGAAGGTGGTCCTGGAACTGCAGAAGAAAGGGCTGTTGAAGGACAGTAAGCAGTCAGCTTTTCAGAAGACTGAGATACTTCTGTATAATTACTATAACTTTAAGAATGCAATTGAAGACAAACAAGAGCAGATTAAGAACATCCGGAAATCTGGTACTAATAAGAAGAGCAAGAGTATTACATCATTTAGCAGCGGACAATCATTTGAAGTTAAGGATGAAGCTGAGAAGGCTGAAGAACAAATTGCCAAGCTTGAACATTCAATAACTGTCACCAGGAGCTTCATCAGGATGATTGATAATTCATTGAATAAGCTCCAAGATGATAAATATTTTGAAATTATAAAATTAAAATATTTCGAAGGCAAAAAAAGAGAAGAAATGGCATCAGCTTTTGACTGTGATGAAAAGACCGTTACAAGGAACAAAAACAGATTGATAAATCAATTAAAAATTGACTTATTCAGTGATGAATCAATAATCGAAATGTTTAAGTAAAATGTCCTTTTATATGTCCTTTTCCATGTCCTTGACATTTCTCTTATTATAAAGTAAAGTGGTAGTAACTAAAATTCTACAAAATCATATGTCACAAGGATAGCAGCTTTAAAGACATAGAGCAAAAGCACTCAATGAAAGAGTGCTTTTTTATTTCAAAACTATTGCAAAGAAATGTTTTCCGCAGTACAATGAAATAAAAATGTATTGGGGGATTTATTATGAACGGAAACACTAGATATGATGTAATTACTTTAACTACAGACAGGACTTTAGTTGAATCAGACAGTGAAGTAATATTTGCAAAAGGAGAAATTGCAATCACTTTGCACGATGCAACAACTCCTGGAATTATTAAAAAAATTTACAACATAGGGGATAAAATTGTTACTATAATCGGAACTGTAAACGGAGATACAAATAATATTCTGTATCCACACCAAAGTGTAGAATTAATTACCGATGGTTTAGGATGGAGATGTTAATACTAAGTTTGAAAAGAACTCATAACTGAGTTCTTTTTTATTGGATGCTGCTGATGCAGAGGGAAGTACATATCTTAAGGCTAGGGGTGGGAGCTGATATGTTGTTGTTAAAATGTTCCTTTTGGTATATAATATTTTTAAATATATCAGGAGGGGTATTATGAAAAGAGTTTTATTAATTATTTTGGCAGCATTTATTTTAGTTAGCTGCAGCAGTAAAGAAACAGTCAATTTAGAAAGTATGACTGTTAAGGAAATAGTTGATTATACAGCTGATATTAAGAATTTTGAAGTTGATAGTATCAAAGAGACAGCTGATAATCGTTACAGGGTAATTTTAAAAACGGAAATACTATCATCTGGAACAGCAAGGAAAGAGTTCTTGATGGATACACAGGATCTCTTAATTAATTTAAAAGACAAGGCTGATATTCAATTTATTAACATTGAATGGCAAGTGGAGTTTAAGGATTCATACGGGAATTTGGAATACAAACCTGCATTAAGGTTAGATTTCTCAAGAGAAACACTTGACAAAATTAACTGGGACAACATGGATTACAATAATTTAGATGATATAGCAGACGATACCTGGAGTCATCCAGGATTGGAATAAAGCACTCGAAAGGGTGCTTTTATTACAAGGAGGATTAAAATGTTAGTAGTATGTAATGGTGACAATGGATGTAATAAAGAATTTATCTTAGATAAGCTTGAGGTCGAATATTTAGACAATGAAGTAGAAAAATCTTATTTTATATGCCCTAATTGCGGAAAAGAGTTTGTGGCATTTTATACAGACAAGGCTATTCGAAAGAAACAGAACAAGGTAAAAAAAATAAAGGATGTTAATAAATTTAATATACTTAAGAAAAGTATCGCAATTGATATGAAAGTGCTAAAGGAAAAAATCGAACAAGGAAATATGTAATTATATCATATAAAGCATCCGAAAGGGTGTTTTTTTTAATGGGTGATTTTAGTGCCAAAAAAGCAAACTTTAAAAGAGCAAGGCTGGTATAAAAAATCAGTACATCAGAAATGGCGCAGACTTGTTATGCAGCGTGACAACTGGTTGTGCCAGGAATGCTTAAGGCATGGACGCATAACACCAGCGACCGAAGCTCATCATAAGATACCATTAGAAGAGAGACCAGACCTTGGACTTAATGTAGATAATGGTGAGGCTTTGTGCTGGGACTGTCATGAGGTTACTAAGGTGAGAGAAAAGAAAAAGTTACCAGGTAATGTCAGAATAATTAAGGCATAGCCCCCCCTACCTCATGGGTCAATAATGCAAAAACCTAGACCGGGGGCGCCTCATTCCTTCACACCGCGCATCAAAAATTCGTACATGAAAGGGGGGTATCCCCATGGCAAGAAAAAGTAAAGCCCAGTTAGAAGCCGAGCGTGCCGGCGAAGAGGCAAAGGAACGAATCGCAAATTATCTGAAAGATGGGCATGTACTTCAGGCATCCGACCTTGAGCTAATTAATCTATACGCAGAAACATATCAGTTCTATTGTCAGCTACGGGGTGAGTTATCCGGAAAGAAGTTGCTTATGAGCTACACTAATAAAGCAGGTGCAACTAATCTGGTCAAAAATCCTCTTGCGATTGAGCTGACAAAGACTGCACAAGTTTTAAGTAACCTTCTTCGCTCTCTCGGCCTCACCCCGGCTCAGCGTAAAGAGTTTGCTGATGATGGTTTTATTCCGAAGGGCAGTGAAAAGGATGAGCCAAAACGCGACGAGTTTGAAAGCTTCTAATATTCCAAGTCCAATTGAAGCATCTAAGGCTTATCAATTCGCCTCTGACGTTCTTGCCGGGAAAATAGTTTCAGGTAAACGTAGAAAACAAGCATGCCAGCGATTCATAGACGATTTGGAGAAATCTCAAGACCCTAAATACCCTTGGAAATTTAACGTAACAAAAGCCTACCGCCCTATAGATTTTATGGAGCGTTTTTTAGTTCCGACAAAAGGTAATTATGACAGCATGATTCTTCAACCTTGGCAGCACTTTGTAGAAGCAAATCTCTACGGTTGGGTTCACAAGAAAACAGAACTTCGGCGCTTCCGTGAAGGTCTAATTATCGTTGGCTCCGGTAATGGCAAGAGTACAATGATTGCCGGAAACGGAGTGTATATGCTATCTAAGGACGGCGAGCGCGGTCCGGAAGTTTACTGTTTAGCCAACTCCAAAGAGCAGGCTAGAATCATCTTTGATGAGTGCTCCAACCAGGTTAAGGTAAGTCCATTATTGTCAAAACATTTACGCGTCACACGTGATGGTATTTATTATGATCCAGCACTTGGCAAGATGCTGCCGCTTGCTACGGATTCCAAAAATCTTGACGGTATGAATGTATACATGGGGATATTTGATGAGATACAGGAATACCGGGATTACAAACTAATCAACCTCATTAAGAAAAAAGGCAAAAAGCGGCGCCAACCGCTTTTTATTTATATTACGACACTCGGAACGGTTATTGACGGACCACTGATGGATTATTACATCCTAGGCGGACAAATTCTTGACGGAGCCGAAGCGATATCGCCAAGAGCTTCCGATAGAATGTTTGTTTACATCGATGAAATCGATGAGGACGACGATCCTGATGATGTTTCCTGCTGGGGCAAAGCGAATCCGTCTCTAGGATCTCTGCTTCTTTTGGATGACTTAATCGATGAATGGGAACGGTGCAAATTAATTCCTGCAGAGCGGTCTGACTTTATAAATAAGCAGCTGAATGTTTTTACTATGGTTGATGAACTGTCATTCCTGGATATAAAGGTAATTAAGTCAAATGACAGAGAAATAAACATAAAAACACTAGAAAAACAGCTTTGTTACGGCGGTTTTGACCTAGCAGAGACCGGAGACTTTACATCGGCATGTCTTGAATTTCCTTTACCGAACAATGACTTTTTTGTCTTAGAGCATTCATGGGTACCGCGGAAAAAAATAAAAGAAGACAAGGAAAAACTTGACTGGCTCAATCTTGAAAAATCCGGTGTCCTTACATTTGTCGATAAAGACTATGTTGAATATGAGCTTATTTTAGCCTGGTTTTTGAAAATGCGAGAGCTTTATCGCATAGATTCTATTGGATTTGACCCGGCAAAAGCATTTATGTTGGTGCAGGAGCTCAGAAAAAATGGCTTAACATTAAATGAGGTGAGACAGGGAGAGCTTACTTTGACTAATCCAATGGATAATCTGAAAGAGCGCTTTATTGACAGAAATATTATTCATAATAACAATCCTTTGTATTATTGGTATCTTGGTAATGTCAAGCTAACTAAGCGTGGTCCAAATGCCACTTATTTACCAACAAAGCAGCATAAAAACCGAAAAATAGACGGTTTTGCCGCACATTTAAACGCTCACTGCGAATGGATGCGTAAGCATCCAACTTATATTGCTCCGGACAAAAAAGTCTCGACAATTATAAAAATTAATTAAAAGGTGGTGATGAATTTTGAATATAGTAAATCTCCTGTTTAAGCGGGAAAAAGCGGCTGAAACAGGAAAAGCCGCCGAACATAAATCAACAGGCACTAGAAAAATCGTGCGTGCAATACCTTTTATGCCCAGGTGGCTGCGCGGAGATTATACCTTGCAAAACAGCGAGCTTATTTTCTCAGCTGTCAGCAGGATCTCTAATTCTCTTTCAGCAATGCCGGTGCAGCTCTACCGTGGTACAACACCGGTAAAAAATGAGCTGAATGACATGATTGGATTTGAGCCTAATACCAACATGACAAGTTGCCAGTTTTTTAAAACTATGGAAGCTTGCAGAGGTACAGAGGGAAATACATATGCATTAAAAGTATTTAATCCAGATGGAACGCTCTCAGAATTAAGACCTCTTGATCCTCTTAGAGTCAAACCAATTTTGGAAGAGGAGTCTGATGAGCTGTGGTATAAATTGACGCCGGATAAGGGTGCAGAATATTATGTACATAATTTTTATATTATCCACATTCCCTTTATCTCAACAAACGGGTATAAAGGAGTGAATCCGGTATCGGTTTTGTTTAACACCCTTTCGTACAACGAAGAAATACAGAAATTCAGCATGTCACAGTTAGACAAGGGTATTAATGCCCAGGTTGTTTTAGAAGCTCCGGCCAACTTAGGACAACAACAAAGAGAAGACATGATCAATGACTTCATGACAACTTACAAAAACACAGGCGGAGGCATATTATTATTAGAATCCGGAGTCCAGGCTAAGTCATTGAATTTGTCTCCGATTGATGCAAAGCTTTTTGAAGTAGAAAAAATAAGCCGGTCAAGAGTGGCAATGGTATACAATATACCGCCGCATCTGTTAGGTGACTATTCTGATATTTCCTTTAGCTCTCAAGAGCAGCAGATGTTAGAGTTCTTAATGTTGACTATGCTGCCGATAGTAACTGCTTACGAGCAGGAACTCAGTCGCAAATTATTAACACGCGAAGAACGAAAGAGAGGTTATCATTTTGTTTTTGACATGAATGCAATATTAAGAGCAGATGCAGCTACCAGGGCAGATGTACATCAAAAAGCTATCCGTGGAGGTTGGGAGACACCTAACGAAGCCAGGGCGGATTACGGAAAAGACAAGGATCCTAACGGCAACAAGTTGTTGGTTTCAAGAGACCTAACAACATTAGAATACCTGGTTAAAAATCCAGATAAAGAGAAAGGAGGTAATGGAAATGAGTCTATTTAAAATGTGGGAGAATGCTTTTAAAATAGGGAAATTACCTGATGAGTGGGAGAAATGGGACAGTTTCAGATCATGGGCAATTAAAAACAACTACAAAGCTGAGTATGGCTACAAAGGTGAATTTACTCCAGAAGGATGCCTGAAAGCTATGCCTGAATATGTAGAAGAAAGCTCAAATGCTACAGTAGCAAATCTTTTCAATATTCCAGAAGAGATTCTCAGTAAATCATCAAATGAATACGCAGCATGGCTTGATAAAAACGGAACTGTTGAAAGCTTAAAGAAATTTGCAGCTGATTCTAATATTAATCTAGGCAAAGTCAAAACCAAGAAAGAGATTATAGAAATCATCATAAAGGCTGGTGAATAAATTGGACAAGATTGAAAAATTTAAATCGGTTAGTACGATAGCGGCTGATCCTGATGCTGACATCGAATTAATAAATAAATACGCTGTTAAGGAGCTTACTCCGCAGGAAGTATTTTGTTTTTCTCTGATACTTTGTGATAACGAGGTGGACAGAGACATGGAGCGATTCACCAACGAAAGCCTTGACAAATTGGCACCATTATTCCTGGGAAGAACAGTGCTTTTTGATCATCGCTGGAGTGCTGAAAAGCAAGTCGCACGTCTATACCGCACATTTGTAGAGACAACAAAAGAAAAAACTGCAATGAAAGAGCCTAAGAGGGTATTAAGAGGCAGCGCTTATATGTTACGAGACGGCAATGAGGATCTCGTAAAGGCAATTGAGGGTGGCATAAAAAAAGAGTTGTCTGTTGGCTGTCAAATGGGAAATTGTACCTGCTCAGTATGTGGTACAAAATTCCGCTACAATTGGCAGACTGATAAATATCTTTGTGAAAACGAGCATTTTAAAGGCAATATTTATGATGGCAAAATGTGCGTTGGTGACCTGGTTGACCCTAAAGATGGTTTTGAGGTGTCATTTGTTGCCGTGCCTTCACAAAGAGGCGCTGGAGTTACAAAAGACTTTGAAATTAAAATACTGACAGTAGAAGAAAAAAGGGACATGATTAAGCAGCTTCAATTATCTCTTGCGGATGATGATGAGCTTGCAGAAAGAACAAAAATCTTAGAAAACAATAAAAAATACTTGGGAGGTATTTAATATGACTTTATACGAATTGAAAGAAAAACTCGCAACACTTAACGCACAAATCAGCGTGGACGCTAACTGGATAGCTGAAAAAGCAGCAGATCCAACTGTAACTATGGATGAGATCAAAACAAAGACTGCTCACAGAGATGAATTGACTGAGAGAAGAAATCTTTTGCAGAAACAACATGACGAGCTTGAAGAACAGCAAAGACAAGCTCTTGCTTCTCAGATTAAGGGTTCGTCCGGCGATACTGAAAAAGATTCTGAAATCAAAAATAAAGCTGGATTTTACCGTGCTATTGCTTTTGGCGACAAAGAAACAGCTAAGAAAACTTATGCTGGTTTGGGCGGAATCCCTGCTTTGTCAAGCGACTTAGGAAATGGCTCTAATTTGCTGCCTGTGAACTTGTCAAACGAGCTTATAACAGAGCCTTTTGAACAAAACTCATTAAGAAATGTTGAGGAAACCTCTCAGGTTGCTGGACTAGAAGAGCCTAGACTTACTTTCGCAATCGACGATGAGGACTTGCTGGGTGATGTAGTTGACATTGAAACTGCAAAAGAAATTGAAACTGCAACTGATTTGGTTACTTACGGCAGGTATAAGACTAAAGTTAAAATAGAAGTTGCTGACACTGTTGTTTACGGCACTGACACAAACTTAGTTACTACAATTGAAAACGGATTGCGCTCTGCAATTGCCAGAAAGGAAAAATTAAGAGCATTCGCTCAAAGCCCTGATGAAACTCATAAGCATATGTCTTTCTATGCTAATGAAATCAAAGGTGTTACCGGAACTACTGTTGTGGCTGCAATCATGGCTGCTCTTGGTGATTTGGATGATTTGTTTAGAGCTAATGCTTCTGTAGTAATGAGAAGCGCTGACTGGTACACTTACCTGCAGACTCTTACAAATCAATCTGACACCTTGTTTACTGCTAAGCCTCAAGATGTGCTTGGCGTGCCTGTAGTTTTTAACGACAAAGCCGTAATTCCTGTTATAGGGGATTTTAGATTTGCTAAGCAAAACTATGATCCTACTGTTGTTCTGGACAGTGATAAAGACGTTGACAAAGGCGTATTCAAGTATGTTTTGACAGCATGGGGAGATCATCAAATTAAATTAAAGAGCGCTTTCAGACTTGCGATTGTTGCTGTAGCTGTAATAGGCGGTATTGTAACATCAGAAACTGAAGCGGCTCTTGCCGGTGAAAAATTAACGGCCGTAGGTGTATTTAATAGCGACACTGTTCCAGCTTCAGGAATAACTTATTTATGGCAGAGTCTCCAGGCTGGTACTTGGACTAACTTGACAGTAGCTTATACTGGCTACAACACTAACACGTTAACTACTGTTGATGGTGCCGATGAGGATGGAGTATTTAGATGTGCTATTACTTATGACGGTAAGACTGCTTACTCTAACGCGGTGAAGATGTCCTAATTAGAGAGGAGGTCGCAATATGGCAGTTACGTCAGATGATTTAAAAGAATACTTAAGGCTGCCGCATGACAATATAACAGTCGTGGGCGATGCAACAATTGACCGTGCTGCTTTTACTGCGGCTGTTACAAGAAGCGGCTTATATATATTTATTAAAAACGGAACAGGGTGGCTCCTTGATGGAGCTCCTGTTCTTTTAAGTACTTATGGGATTGTTCCAAATGAGAATGAAACGGAAATTTCTGTTGACTATCTGACTATATCTGTAGACAAGTATCTTGCTGCAGCTGTATCAAAAGCAAAAGCAGCGGGGATCCCGGCGTTTAACAATAATGCTCAATACGACTTGTTCATCCTGGCATTAGCGGCTATGTATTATGACAACAGAGGAATGGTATTTGAAGGTCAAAGACCTGATTACAGTGAACCTGCAGCACGCAACATTATAAACAGTTTTGTAAATGAGCTGCGGTATGCCAAGGAGGATGTATAATGAATTCAGGGCAATTTAGAACTCGAATCATGGTGCAGAAAAAATCAATAACGCATAACAGTTATAATGAACAGATTGAGTCATGGAAGGACTCTTTTGATTTGTGGTCAGATGTTATTAACACTGGCGGCGGTGAATTTTATGCTGCACAAAAGTTAAATGCAATGACTACGGCGGTATTTAGAACTCGCTATGTTAGCTCAATAAGTACCCTTGACAGAATAAAGTACGGAAATAGAATTTTTGAAATTCTATTTATTAATGACATTTCAGAAAAACATATTGAGCTGCTCATTAGTGCGAAAGAGGTGGTATAGTGGCTAAATTACCAAAATATATAAATTTAGAATTCAAGGAAAGAAAAGCCTTTATCCATTTAAAAACATGGGGCATTCCTATTTTGATGTTTCAAGCAATGGTGAAAATGGAAGGTTTGAAGTGGTATCACTGGCTGCTATATCCGAAAATCTGCGTCAAGGCTATGCGAGGTGGTTTAAATGAACATTGAGGAAGCGATGGTTGAGCATTTATTGAATTATCCCGGACTCAAAGCGCTGATTAATGATAAGATTTATCCTGAGGAGATACCACAGAAAACAAAATTACCTGCAGTGTTCTGGATTAAGGTTAGTGATAATAAAGATCACTTCCTGGATGGGCAGTGCAAGACTGAAAGACCTATATATCAGTTTACGGCGCAAGCGAACTCAAAGGGCGCAGTTAAACCTGTAGCAGAACAGATTAAGAAGGCTCTATGTGATTATCAGGGTATTTTGCATGGTGTTGAAGTGCAAAAAATAGAGTTGCAAAATGAATTTAGCAGCATGGAAAAGAACGGTGATGGAACAGTCAGAATTTTTTATGAGGATTTAGAATTTGAAATTACATTTGTAAAGGAGTGAAAATATGCCAGGAAAAAAGACACACGCATTTGGCACTAAGTTTAACTGGGATGGCAAGCAAGTGGCGTCGATTAATAACATTGGTGGTGTTGAGTTCAATGTTGACACAGTAGATGTCACCACACATGACAGTGAAGGTGCTTTTAAAGAGTTTATAGCTGGTTTATTGGATGCCGGTGATGTACCGATTTCCGGTTTCTTTGATCATACAGATACCGATGGCCAGCTGGCCATGGTAGCGGATTGCGCTTCAAGATTGATTAAGCCTGCAACTATTGTATTCCCAGCGAGTACAGGTACACAGTGGGCTTTTAACGGCCTGATAACAAATATTAAGGTGGGAGATGCTCCTACTGATGACGGCATTCCATTCAGCGCAACTATAAAGATTAGCGGTAAGCCTATATTAACAGTCACAACGGCTGCAGGATTGACTAACTTAGCAGTAACAGGAGCAACATTAGTTCCTGCATTTAGTGCAGCTGTTAAAGGTTATATTGCAACAGCTTCAGCTGCAACAGAAACTATTACAGTAACACCTACAGCTGCAGGTATTATAAAGGTTAATGGAACTGTTGTTACTTCAGGATCTGCATCAGGAAATATTGCACTTGGCGAAGCTGGAAGCATAACAAGTATCATCATTGAGGTTACAGAAGAAAACAAAGCACCAAAAGTATACACTATATCAGTAGCAAGAGCAGCAGTATAATTGGCAGGGTAAAACCTGCCTTTTTTTTTGAAGGAGGAAAATATGGCAATACCTTTTATTACTATAGAATTAGATAAACCTTATCAGATACGCTTTGGTATGGGGACACAGTTAGAATATGAACAGTTATCAGGGAAAACTATACCTCAACTTGGTAATGAAATGTTGACAGGATTATCTGCGACAACTTTGAATAAAGTTTTATTTGTAATGTTAAAAAAAGAAATTAAGGATTTGACATTAGAAAAGACGACTGAATTGATTGATGATTACTCTAATATTACCTATGTGACGGAAAAAGTATGTGCCGCAGTTAATGCAGCATATGAGACAAAACTCCCAAACGCAGAAACGCCGGAAGTTCAGAGCCTGAATGGTTAGACTTTTCGGCGGAGTATGATTTTGGAATTACTTACTTAGATTTGAAGCCGGCTGAATTTTGGGAGCTGACTCCTGCAGAATTTTACGAGATGGCTGAAGGCCACAATAAGAGACGCATCATGAGAACCAATGAATTGATAACTCTCGCATGGAATACGGCGGCTATGTTGCGAATAAAAGAAATGCCGGAGCTGAAAAACATATTAATATCTGATGTCGTTAAGGAAAGTCAAACGGATGATGAAATGCTTAGCATTGTCAAAATGTTAAATACTGCATTTGGCGGGGAGGTGTTGGAGATTTGAAAGGGCAGGAAGTTGTAAAAGTTAATTATTTAAAGCAAGATAAAAGCAAGAACTGGCAAGGTAGAAAAGTTGTTGATTTTGAAGTTGAAGGACTTGACGAATTAATGAAGGCTTTTTCAGATCTTGGCACTGATGCTATATACAAACTTGCTGATCCGTCTGTTGAGGCCGCTGAACTTATCTTGAACAGAGCTAAATCAAAAATCAATGATCAATCAGGTGAGCTTGAAAATGCATTGGAAGTTAAGCGACCTGGAAGACAAAGAAATAAGCAAGCTTACCGCATATTTGCTAAAGTTGGATTTAAACCAAGGCAAGGAATGCACGGAGTACCCTTGGAGCTAGGACATAGGCTTTATTTTTTTGGCAAGAAAACACTAAAGGATGTTAAGCCTAGGCCGTACTTAAGACCTGCAGCTGATGAAAGCAAGGAAGAGGTTGCGAACATCATGGCAAATGGAATGAATAAGGTCCTCGAGGAATGGGGTGAGTAAATTGTTGGAAATTGTTTTATTGCTTTTATTTTTATCAGTATGTTCATCTTCAAAGTCTTGTCGTGGTAAAAGGGGGACTGGGGGCACAATTAGATTTAATCAGCCTCCTGTTCCACCAAAAAGTAGGTGAGTAAATGAGCAATGTAATTAGAAGCCTGATAGTTAAGGTCGGAGCTGACACATCACAGTTTTCTACTGCAATGAAAAACGTCTCTAAGGATTTGGGCGGTATTAGCAAAAATCTTACCAAGACAGGGCAGAGCCTTAGTAAGGCCGGCGCGAATCTGACCAAGAGTGTTACTGTGCCTATTGCAGGAATTGGCACTGCATCAGTAAGTGCAGCCTTTAACTTTGAAGCGCAGATGTCAAGGGTACAGGCTATATCAGAGGCAACAGGAGAAGAGTTAGAACAATTAAATAAACAGGCCCTTGACCTGGGAGCCAAGACTAAGTTTGGCGCCACAGAAGCTGCAGAAGGTATGGAACAATTAGCAAGTGCCGGCTTTAATACAAAGGAAATTATGGCAGCTATGCCAGGGCTCTTGGATTTAGCAGCATCTTCCGGAGAAGAACTAGCCGTTGCGTCTGATATAGCAGCTTCAACTCTGAGGGGCTTTGGCCTTGACGCAAGTAAAGCCGGACACGTTGCTGATGTATTAGCAAAAAATGCTTCTAAGACGAATGCAGCTGTTTATGATACAGGTGAAGCTATGAAATATATAGCTCCTGCAGCTAAGGCAATGGACATGGAGTTAGAGGAAGTTACAGCTGCTATAGGTATCATGGCCGACAGCGGAATTAAAGGATCACAGGCTGGTACAACTCTTAGAGGAGCTCTCACGAGACTAGTTAAGCCTACAAAACAGATGTATGGCGTAATAGATAAATTAGGATTGTCCTTTTTTGATACAAGTGGAAACATGCTTGACATGGAAGGCATATTGAGAGAGTTGGAAGAAGGTACAACTGGACTCACTCAAGAACAGAAAAACCAAGCCCTTGCAACTTTATTTGGACAGGAAGCATTGTCAGGTATGTTGGCATTGGTTGATGCAGGCCCAGATAGGCTTAAAGCTCTAACAGATGAATATAAAAATGCTGATGGCGCCGCAGCTGCCATGGCTGAGACAATGATGAATAACGGCAAGGGCTCTATCGAACAGATGATGGGTAGTTTGGAGACAGCTGGTATAAAAATCGGTCAAGCTCTTACTCCACATATTATAAAAGCGGCTGATGCAATAGGAAAATTAGCAGATAAATTTTCTGCAATGTCTCCGGAACAACAAGAAATGATTATAAAAATGGCTGCTACAGCTGCAGCTATGGGTCCAGTGTTGAGTCTTGCTGGTAACATAACTAAGGGATTTGGAGGGATATTTGACACAGCCTCTAAGGTTACCGGAGCTGTAGGGAAATTTAATAAGGCTTTAGATGGTGGTAGTACTATATTAGGAGCATTAGGAACAATGCTAGGTCCTGGCGGAGCTGTAATATTAGGATTAGCAGCTGTTGCTACGGCGGCTGTCCTGATTTATAAAAACTGGGATAAAATAACGGCGGCAGTTAAAGGTGCTATTGACGCGGTTAAGAATTTCTTAGGATTAGATGGTAAAAAAGCTGAAGTAAAAGTTGGAACAGCTGTGACTGGATCGAGTGGTGATAAGTGGGTTAGTCCACGATGGAATGCCGAAGGCGGAATATTTACTAAACCTACAGTGCTGCCAACGATAGCAGGTTGGCAGGGATTTGGTGAAGCTGGTGCTGAAGCCATACTTCCACTGTCAAAGCTGGAAAATATGCTTAAAAACGGCGAAGGGAGTAATCCTGTAAAAAATGAATATAACATTCAAATTAATAATCCAAAGCCTGAGAAATCGTCTGACAGTGTTAGAAGAACGTTAATGAAGCAATCATATGGAATTAGTTAGGAGGTAATATATGTGGAATTTCAATGGAACAAATTTATCTTCTACTGATTGGAAGGTTCAAGCAGTACTTGATGGGTTAGGTCATCCGGGATTTAGGGGTGAGGATTTACAAGTGCCGTTTGAGGATGGCCGAAGGCGGATAAAGAAAAGATACAATTCTAGGATTATAGTCTTTTCAATGTATGTTAAAGGCGTAACAGAAGAAACTTTTGAATCTAATATAGATATATTGTCAAGATTGTTTGGAGCAAGAGGTCAGCATACTTTAAAGCGTACTCTGGCGAACGGAGAAATAAGAGAAGCTAAAGCTGAAGTTTATAACAAGGTTAACTTTCCAATAGAAATGCCTAATTACTCTAAGTTTTCGGTTGAGTTTGAGCTGGCGGATCCGTTCTTCTATGGCACAGACTTGACCAGCCAGACAAAGGCAATAGGCAGCACTGATGTAACATGGACACACAACAATCCAGGTACTGCTCCTGTGACAAAGGCAGTAATTACCTTTAACGGCCCTCTAGACAGTCCAAGGTTTGAAAATTTATCAAATGAAATATGGCTGAATTACCAGGGAGCCATTGCTGCAGGAGAAACTGTTGTAATCAATACTGCAGATTTCACATGCGCAAAAGACGGAGTAAACATGATATCGGCTATTAAACACGGAGGCGATGCCTACTGGTTTACTTTAGAGTCTGATAATAATAGTATGAAGTTAACAAGTGAAGCAACAGGCGGAAGTATTAAAATAGAATACTATCCGGCATATTTTTAGGAGGTTTTTAAATGCCATATCCAGTAATATCAAGTAGAAGAATACCTTATGATATAGATGGAACAGAAATAGGGAGAAGTTCGGACATTCAAATTAACGGAATTGCAAGCTGGGCTGATTCCACAACTAAAATAAATTTAAATGGCAACAGAGCTTTGAACGAACAAATTTACCGAGAATATAAAACTTTTTGGTTTTTCTTTCCTGAAGCAAAAGAAATTGAAAATATGTTTATTGATATAACAGGTGACACTAATGCAACTGTTGTTGTAAAAGGTTCAAATGATACCACTAACGGAATTGACGGGACGTGGGAAACAGCAATATATACCTATTCAGGTTTAAATGATGTTGATGCATGGAGAAAGAATATAAAAACAGTTTCTTTTTCAAGTGCTGTAAAAGTTTTATATGTTCAGATATATGGCGATATTGGTGCAAGATATTTAAGAGGTATTCATATTTATGGTAGGAAAGCAGCAGGGGAAACTGTTGATGACATACTATTTTGCGACACTAATGGAAATGAGTTGACAGCACTAAAAGATTGGGGGGATAGACCAGAAGGAACTACTGTAATAGATAGCTTCAAGATAAAAAATGCAAGCACGACAAAGATTGCAAATAATGTCAATCTACAGCTTAATCATGCTGATTTTGGTTTGTCATTTTCTGAAAATGGTCCTTGGACAGCAACACTCGATATAACAAGTATAGCAGCAAATAGTTTGAGTGCTACTATATATATTAGAAATCTCTTAGGACCTCCATTATTAATGCTAGGCCCAAAAGACGCAAGGGTAATCGCAACAGTTGAAAGCTTTACATAAGGTGGTGTTTTTATGACACTTAAACGAGTTTTATATCAATATGAAAATGTAGCTAAATTTCCTGTTAATTGGGCTAATAAAAGAACACTATATCAGAACGAGAATATAGCAAAATATGGGCCGGATTGGACAAATCAGAGGGCTTTCTACCAATATCAGAATATAACAAGTGATCCCCCAACTCCTTACATTGGAAATATATCTACAAGGCGTGCTCCTGCAGGTTCTGTAATAAAAGTAACCGGCAACGGATTTGGAGCAAAATATCAATCAGATTCCGAGAATGTAGATAGATCATTGAGGGGTTATGGTGGATATGTATATATTGGCAGTCAAATTTGTAATATAATTTCCTGGACATGGACAGAAATAACATTCCAGCTGCCCGTTGAGGCCATAACAGGAGCAATAAAAGTAAGACTAACAGTTCCAACAACTAGAGACAGTAATTTAATAGGATTTGAGGTATATGAAACAACTCCGGCAAATGATATTGGCTTGGAGTTGTTTATTTGTGACAAAAGCAATCCCAACACTATTTTATGTCAATTGGATGGAGCAAAGGGTAAAGCATTTCAATCGTTATTAAATAATCCGGGTAGTGGACAATTTTCTATCAGCCGCTATGATCCTAAGGGCAGTAACAGAGATTATATTAAAGACCAAAACTTTGTTCTTTGTAGACTTGATGGAGTTGATGTTTTTAAATGGATTATTGAAGGTAGAAGCCCAAGTTATGTAAGCGCAGACGAACAGCAAATGATTGGTATAAGTGGCAGGGGAGTTCTTGCAATGCTGGAATGGGCGGTTGTTTATCCATCTGACATAGGTACTCCAGTACTTGACAGAGCATTTTCAGGGAATGCAGGAGCTATATTAAGAACTCTAATAATTGAAGCTCAGGCAAGAGGATGCATACCTGGCGTATCTGTTGAGTGGACTGCCACGAATGATAGTATAGGAAATAGTTTTGATGATACGACAAATATAACTTTTCATGTTGGAACTCCAGTATCAGAGGTTGCTAAAAAGTTTTCTGATGGATTAGGTTTATTTGACATTGAAATGACTCCTGATTTAAAGCTGAGACTCTATAAAATTAAAGGTGAAGATAAATATGACACTGTAAAATATATGCCTGGTCAAGCAATTACAAGTCACCAAAACCAAAGCAATGCTTCTAAAGTTGTCAATGAAGTACTTGTCGAAGGTAAAGACGGTGTTTTAGCAATAGCTGACCATCCGACAAGTCAAGTTGATTGGGGTAGGAGAGAGGGGTATTTACAAGCATCAAATATCAGTGACGGTTTATCTGAGTATGGACAGAGATTTCTTGATAAAGCAGCCTATGCTGAGTGGGGGATTCAAGGCCAAGTTACTAAATTTACAGATAGTCAAGGTAACATTATCAAGCCATTTGAAACATTCCTTAACGGAGACTGGATTGGTTGGCTAATACCACCAGAGGGAGCTGATACAGTAGGATTTGATGGCAAATTAAGAGTTAAAGGCATAACTGTTGAGGAAGACGATGAAACAGGAGACTTGGGTTATACATTAGAACTTAATAATATTATGCTAGAAAATGAAATAAAAGTGGCTCAAGCAGTTGAAAGGTTAAGCGGATTTAGTCAAAACGATGTTTTGGCTAACCCATCAAATGGTGGTTCAAGCGGAACTGGAACTGATGGATTATCTGCATATCAAATAGCAGTTAATAATGGGTTCACTGGAACAGAAGCTGAATGGCTTGCTTCTTTAGTTGGGAATGATGGGTATACTCCAATAAAGGGAACTGATTATTTTGACGGCACAGATGGAGCTGACGGAAAGGGTATTAGTTCTATTGTTAGGACAAGTGGAACTGGTGCGCCAGGAACAACAGATACATATACAATTACATTTACAGATAATACGTCAACAACATTTAATGTTTATAATGGAGCGGATGGTTCAGGCAGTGGAGGCGGAACGCCTAAAGATAGAATTTATGTTCCTAATGGTGCGGATTTAGGTTATGACGATGAATTTGACGATGGGGTTATTGATAGTGATTGGGTGTCAATAGATGTATCAGGCAAAGAAAACCTATGGTACGAACCAAGCGGAATAAAAGGTTTAAGTTGTTATGCTCCAAGCGACAAGGGCGGTTTTAAATTATGTGGAAAATTAAAATCTCTTGGGGATATGACATACCCAATGTATATAGAAACTGCTTATAAACTTCAAGGTAGAAGTGCTGGATATCCCCATGCAGGCGTTATGTTTTCTGATAGTAATGTATTAGGAAACGGTTTACAAATTTATTGTGGCTATAATGGGTATCACAATAAAATGTTTTGGGGAAAGCAGACAAATTTTACAATACGTACAAGTTATGGCGAATATGACATGTTGCCCTATGCAACTACTGATTATGTACATATTAGGTTGGTATGGGTTGCAGCAAATACATTTTCTATTTATTATAGTATGGATGGGGTTGTATGGATTTTAGCTTATGAAAATTTATCATATTCGATGACTCCTTCATATTTTGGAATTTGCGAAAATACAGAAGATAATAGTACATATCCTGTTCTGATAAATTATGCATATTTCAGAGTGCGTGCAGGATTACCTGTAAATGGGTAATAAACAAATAAATTAATTAAGAGGTGTGGAATGATGGAATATATTGAAAAACATTTTGACAGTGTACAGCCTATATAGGCTGTTTTTATTTTGTAAAAATTGTGAGGTGTTGGGATGACGATAGAAGTCGCATTATTAATTTCAATCGTATCAGTAGGTTTTGCGGTTTACTCAGGAATTGAGAACAGGAAGCGAAACGAAAAAAACGACAATAAAAAAGAAGCTACTGATATGACAACGGTAATAGTAAAGCTTGAAACAATCAACACAGGTATAACGGAAATCAAGACGGAACTTTCAAGCGTAAAAAATGACACAAAAGAGGACAGAGAAAGAATCATTAAGTGTGAAGAGTCCGTGAAATCTGCATGGAAGAGAATTGATATCCTGGAGGGAAACAGAAAAGGTGAAGCTGATGGATAATAAAAAACTACGGGAGGTGATGTCTTGAAAGGAGACATGCCTATTTCAAAAATTAAGTACAAGATGGAATTTTCAAAGAAGATTTTCATCGGAGTTTCTATTGCTACAATTTTAATAACCGTGTTTTCCATGTACATGATCTGGAAGACGAGTGACACTTCAATGCTTGCTTATCTCATCCCGGCCATGTTTACGGAGCTGGCCACAGCGACCGGCTTCTACTACAACAAAGCCAGGGAAGAGAACATCAGGAAGATTGAAAATAATAAAAAAGAAGAAGAGGAGAAAATATGAAAATGGAAATATCAATCAGCGCATTAATAACAATAGCATTATTTATTGAGGCTTTGGTGCAAGTAATCAAGCCACTCTACAACGAGGAGGCAAAGAAGTTTTCAATTCCGGAAATCATATCGGTAGCAGCCGGAATTCTGGTTGCGGTTATCGGTAAGATAAATATGTTGGAGGGACTCATCACAACCGACAACATAGTGGCTATTTACATACTGTACGGTTTGTCCGGAGTAGCATTAGGCAGAGGGCCTTCCTTCGTTCATGACCTGTGGAGCAAAATTAAAATATTCGATATTGATAAAGCAACAAACGCTGCAACATCAGCTGCAAACCTATCAACTATAATTACAAATATAATAAGCAGCTATACGAAGGTACCTGCGTCAGCTGAAGAAACTAAAACAGAGTCCAAGATTGAGGCAGAAGTATCAGAAGCTGAGGAAGCTGAAGCAAAAAAGAAAACTGAACAATCGGAAGAAGACGAGGACGAAAGTGAGGTGCAATAATGGCCAACTTTACAAACACAGGTCTTGTAGCTCTTGCAAAGAAAGCCTTAGATGAGGGATGGGGATATGTGAACGGTACTTTCGGAAACATACTCACAGAGACATTGATGAATCAGAAATGCTCCCAGGCTGGCGGTGTTGGGGAATACAACTCCTACTGGAAGGATAAGTATATTAAAAAATTCATCAGCAAAAGAGTATCAGACTGTTATGGACTAGTGAAGGCGTATGTATGGTGGACCGGAGAAAACAAAAGTCCGGCATACAATTCTAACGGCTGCACGGACCGCAACCAGGAGGGAGCATATGCTGCAGCAAAAGAGAAAGGACCTCTGGCTACGTTGCCGGAAATCCCAGGAGTAATACTTTGGATGAAAGGGCATGTAGGAGTATACATCGGTAATGGTGAATTCATTGAATGCGCCGGTTGTCCTATTGGTACCAGAAAAGGAACAGTAAAAAACGGTATCATCACAAGCGGCAGCAAGTTCACGCATTGGTTCAAAGATACCTGGATAACTTATGAAACAGCAAAGAAATCCTTCACGCTGGAAACTGCGAAGGTTTATCTGCAGACTGAGGCACGTATTGATGATAATACGAAAGCATACTTGTCAGCGTACAGGTATGATGAGAGCCTCTTCATCAAGCTGGCCACTGCAATGTACAATGATGAGTACAGAGCGCAGTATAAGAATAAGACAATCACTGAAGATGTTGCTAAAGAAATCATCAAGAAGGCGGCAGGGCTCACGGACGAAACAATTCAATTCCTGCAGAAAGATTACAAGTATGGCGATTCACTGATTGTGAAACTTGCAAATGCAATGATATAGCCAGGCCAAATGCCTGGCCTTTTTTTATTTCATAAATAAATTAAAATAACGTTGAAATTTAGCCATATCATGGATATAATTGGTCCTTGTTTTATATGTTTTTTACAGATATAATATGTTTAAAATATACAAGGGAGGTGAGATGTTATGAACATTGTGTATTTTAAAAATAATAATTTATCGTATTTTCATTTAAGAATAAGCGAAAAAATTATTATATATTTACTGTTTACTGTTTATTATTATTATTATTATTATTATTATTAGAAAGTAAGACTAAAAGAAATCAAACATGATTGAGTGGAGTAGATCTGCTCATGATTGTTAGCCTAAAAGATAAATTAAAATAGGTAAAACATCATTTCATAAACAGATACCAAATCCCACTTTCAATCTCATATTTCAACTCATAGAAATACTTTTCTCTTTGTTCGCATAGAAAAACTAGCCTTGGATTTCCGGCTAAGTGTTCCTCATAAGATTTTACTACCTTATGCACGTTTATAACTTTATCATCCAGCGTGAACTGTACCGGCTCAATTTTTCCATCAGTTTTAAAAATCGCCAGGACCTTGACTGGCTTGTTTACTATTTTCATAATCATCACCTGAATTATATTATATCATAATTTCAAAAATAAAATATTAAAAGTAGTAAAGTTTTCCATACTTTCGCATATTATTAAGTAAGAGTGTAGAAAAGGAGGTACTTATGGCTAAGATTGCAATTCCGCTTAGTTTTAAAAATACAGAAGAAGACAAGAAACTTCTTGCTTGGATCAATGAGCATTCTAACAAGAGTGGATTTATCAAAGACATCTTAAGGAAGGAGATGGAGAAAGATTTAAAAAGAAGACTTGGTATTTTTTCAGTAGAATAATAAAACTCCCCCAGCGCCGGGAAGCAGAAGAGGGAGTAAACACAGAAGTGTTTTTATTATGCTATCAAAAAGCCGGTAGGATGTCTGTCGAATATTAGGAGGGTGTATGATAGAAATTTTAGGAAGAAAGATTGAAGAAATAGGATCTCAAATTAATGACTTAGAAAATAGACTTGCTGAAATAAATAGGATTTGTAAAATGTACGGATGTCAGTATGACTATTATGAGGAATATGCTGAAATATATGTAGAGCTCAATAAGCTGCAGTTTGCTTTGAATATTCTAAGTGAGTTGCAGGAGGCATGACAATGGGATTCTTATATAAGAGTTTTGAGAAGGCTTGTTATAAGGGAATTCACGAGGCTAACAAAGAAGGTATAAGGCAACTCCGGGAGCAAGTTGCAGAAGGAAATATGACTAAGGAGTACTTTAATAACTTTGTTTATGGCGCTAATGACAAGGAAGAAATTAGAAAAAAGAGGAAGAATATCTGGTGAAAAACACGTGGCACAGAACTGCATTCCGCATCCGCTTCATGCGTTCTTATAAGTTACAATTTGATTTGTCCAATTATTGATATATCAGCATTTTGATATACTTTACGTTGGTACAGTTGTTAGTATAGTTGATGGTACAGGGGGCCAATTATGGATTTATATAAAAGTATGGAAAAAGACATATACAATTTCATCGGCAGCGTTGGACTGCTGATCAGTAATAGCATGTTTGATTTTATGCCAGGCGGATTTGTTTTACCTCTGCTGATTAGTGTTCTTTCTGGCGGAATGCTGCTCAGTGAATTTAAAGAAAGCAAGTGGGAAAAAATTTTTTCTAACTGCGGACTGAAGAACAAAGACAATCAATATCCTATTTTGATAGAAGAGTCTAAGAACGACATAGGAGATAAATTTGTTTTCAAGCTGCCGCACGGATTATGCTATGAAGATTTCAAGAAGATGAAGTCAGAGCTTCAGACGTCCCTTGGCAAGAACTTGATTATAGAATGTGCAAATAATTTTAATGTCATAATGCAAATATTCAACGTCAAGTATAAAACGGTTTATAGGCCATTCTGGAGCCTCGGTGACGATAAAACCGGCATGTGCTTTCCTGTTGGCGTCGAATTGACTGCTGAAGGTGAGAGAATAGTGTACCTGGACTTAGAGAGCCAGGCTCACGTCCTCATCGGCGGCATTACCGGCAGCGGAAAGACCAGCTTTCTCAAATGCTTACTTACGGCCATGTGTCTCCGAGATGTTGAACTGAAAATCCTGGACATGAAGATGGGTGGAGACTATAACGTCTTTAAATATTATAAGTATTTGACAGCCTTTGTGAAGAACGTGGAAGCTGCTGAAGCTGAGATTGAGAACGTGAAGAAAATCATGTCCGACAGGTTTAGGGAGCTTGATAGGTGCAACTGCAAAGATTACCGGGACTACAATAAGAAGTATAATGATACAATGAAGCCGATTGTCATGCTGATAGAAGAGTATACGATGTTGAGCGACGACAAAGCATTCAATAAGGACTTGAACATCCTCCTGGCACAGTCCAGGGCAGTAAACATTAAGATCATATTGAGCATCCAGAGGCCCTGTCACGAGAACCTTAACACAAAGCTGAAAGCCAACCTAAATCACACTGTTGCATTCATGGTCAAGAATACGTACAACTCAGAGATCCTTCTGGACAAAGGAGACTACAGAGCTGTGACCGAGCTTCATGGGAAAGGCGAGGCAATACTGTCAAACGAAAATACAGACGTGATGTTCAAAAGCTACTTCTTGGAAGACAAAGAGATTAAGAAACTGATTTCTAATAAAATGAACTACAACCGGGAGAGAACTGCGGCTGTGCCGAAGCTTCAAGTAATCGTCAAAGATGCGAAGGTGGTGAGTCTCTGTGACTGATCGAGACGCAATGGTAGTAGAATTTGTAGAGAAGTGTCCTTGTTGCTCTGATACAATTCAAAAGCTGTTCTATCCTTCGCAGAGGGTAGCGAACCGGCGCCTTGCCTGGCTGCATGATCAGCTGTATTTGAGACGGACCAGGGACACTGCAGCTGAAAGGTACTTCTATTTTACAAGAAACAGAAATAAGCAGCGAGAGCACTTTGACACTATCGCCAGAACGTACCTGTGGCTCATGAGCAATGGGTACCGGATCCATGGGTTCGAAGTTCAGAAGCAGCACGGGAAGATTCGGCCGGATATGTTACTTGACTTAGAGAGGGAAAAGCGTATAATATTGCCTGTAGAGGTTGAGCTGAGCAACAATGACATTCAGACAAAAATTAAAAAATATGAGGAAAGCACATTCAAGAAAATGCTCCTGGTTAGCAGCGTACCAAGAAACAGTAAAAGCGTTGATATTATAAACCTTAATGTAAAAGAGCTGCCTTAAGTCTTTGCCCACGGTTTGCCCACGATATTAAAAATTTTACAAAATTTAATAAAAGTTAATAAGATATATAAATCGATATTTATCTTAATATTTCAATGTTTAAGATTTGATAAAAGTTAGTAAAATTTAACAAAATAAGCCGAGTAAGCAGTACAGAACTCGGCTTATGTATTTACTCACCAAAACGAACTTAAACACTCGATTTTTATCGGGTGTTTTTTATTCTTTATATATAAATTCGATAATTTTTGTAGTAGAAATGTCGAGTATTATTATAGTAGTCTTGGTATTATGTATACATGAAAAGGAGGGAAACAACAATGCTAAAAGAATTGAATCAGGTGATGGACTATATTGATGAGCATTTAACAGATGATATATCTCTTGAAATTATATCCGAATATGCTGGCGTTTCTGATTATCACTTTAGAAAGATATTTTTTTATCTTTCAGGTATGACGCTTAACGAATATATCAAAAACAGAAAATTGTCAGAATCAAATAAGGATTTATTAAAGGGAGAAAAGGTGACGGATGTTGCTTTTAAATATGGTTACCAGTCAATGGACGGTTTCACAAGAGCATTTAAAAAATGGAGTGGGTTTTTACCATCCGATGTAATAAAAACAGGCGTTAGTAAGTCATTTCCCAAGCTTTCATTCATAATAACCGTTAAGGGAGGAATATCTATGGAATTTATAATTGAAGAAAAACCAGCATTTAATTTAGTTGGAGTAAGTAAGCGTGTACCCATGCAATTTGAAGGTGTCAACAATGAGATTATTAATCTTGCAATGAGCATAACAAAAGAACAAAAAGAAGAAATGCATTCTCTGCAAAATATGGAGCCTCGTGAGATCGTCAATGCTTCTTATGATGCAGATGCTAACTTTTTAAAAGAAGAGGGAGACTTAACTCACTTGATAGGTGTTTTAACAACTGAAAACAAGGTAAGTGAACATTTAAATATAGTGAAAGTAGAAGCATGCACCTGGGCCATATTCCCAAATGAAGGACCGTTTCCTTCTACATTACAAGAAACAATGGCAAAAGTATATTCTGAATGGCTTCCTTCTTCAGATTATGAAGTAATTAATGTACCAACTTTTTCATTTACTAAAATGGATAAGAATAAAAAAGACTTTGCTTACAGCGAAGTTTGGATTCCTGTGAAGAAGAAATAA